ATGATCGTATTGTTTACAATTATTACAATAGACAATTTGGTGCTTAAAATGGCCAAAGGTAAGAAAATAAAAAAACCTAAAATAAAAAACTCTATACCTGATCCCAAGTTAGGAACAGTTATTAAAAAACCGTCTATTCCTACGAATAACGGTTTTTCTTTCTACTCTGTTTACCCATGGATTCAAGGAACTAAAAAATTTTTAAAAAGAGAAAACTTTACTAATTTATGCCGGTGTAAAGATGATTTTGCTGATGAAATGTGCCTATTGTTCAACGTGATTATCCCTAAACTATACCAAGATTCAGATAATATATTTAATTTTGGAAACAAATGGCTGTATCCCCATTGTCATACCTTAACTGGTGAAAAGTTAAATTTAGCAATCAAAATTGCAAATGAAATACATCAAAGAGAATTCGATACTTTTGAGGGTGATTCAATTTCTTGGTGGCAAGTGGGCATGACTCAAGGAGTTCGTATAATAGGCCTTTACAATAAACCTCAAAATTGCTTTTATCCTATTTTTATAGATAGGCACCACTTATTATATCCTGATAATAACTACAATCAACCTGATTTCGAAATGTACGATTATAATCCAACTTATCGTTAAAATTTATGTACTGCCCCTTGATGATGTATACGTCATCGAGGGGCTATTTTTTATCGCTTAGGAATCGTCAAAACATACTCAGGGAATCGAATGTCGACTGTTTTTCCATTGATCGTATTTCCGTTCGGATCGTTTGTGCGTCGTAACATCGGAAAGACTCTTTTCCCTGCAAATTTACGGATATCTAGTGTGCCATCTAAACCAAATCGCAAACCACTAGGTAATCCATAGGCTGCATTCACATCATCTCTAATAATACCTGCTGATCGACAGCGCCCAATTTCGACATCTGGATTGTCGGCATCCATCCAAAAGACGTATCCCTGATTTAAATACGCTGCACCGTTGATTGGAACTAACCAAGCACCAATTCGAAAAATACCAAGAGATAGCTCATTAAACACTTCTAGCTTACCTACATAATTACCAACAGTTTTTGGTGGGCTTGCTAAAATAATTTGATCATGTGTCTGTGGTGTCGCTTGAATACTACCACTTCCGCTTGTGTTGTAGCCAAGCACATTCATCACCGCACGGATTGCCTGATCCATGTTCTGGTCTAATTGTCGCATGTCATTTGCATTATCGATAAAGCACCATTCGATCAATAATACATTGACGCCCGGATTAGTGTTACGGTGTACGAAGAACGTTGTAGTAGGCTTTGCTCCACGATTCGGAATTCCCAACGTATCCGCAATCACTTTTGATACAGCTGCCGCTAAAATACGCATCTGTTCGTTACCAGCCCAATAGAAAACCTCAACACCAGTTGCCTGACCATTAAAGGCATTCAAGTGACTCGTGATTGCTACCCCTGATCCCGCCGCATTCATAACCGTGACTTGGTTCTGCAAGTTTTGGTTAACAGTTGCGCCAACGTTATCTGTAGAATCGCGCACACTTGCAATTGCTTGCATCTTTTGGGTGATTGTTCGTACAACATCTGCTTCACGTCGCCCGTTTCCTACTGCACCTGGATCCATCCAGTTGGAGCCATTTTTTCTTCCTCCGTGTCCGGCACCGTTTGATCTGATCGTCATTTTACTTCACCTCTTTCCACGTAATACCAGTCCAGCATCTGTTGATCCGGATCATCTGTTTTGGGTCGTTGCTTCTGCTCAAAATCAAATGCTTCCGTTTTGCCAGTTTCTGTAAATTCAGCTGCCACGGTCACGGTCGTTCCTTCGATATTGTTAAGAGTGTGTGCGGCATCCTCGATCGTGTTCTCGTCATTTTGAAACTCCGGTTTGACTACTTTGTTGTAGTCTTCTAAAAATTTTTCTTTGTTTCTCATCGTATTTACCTCCTAAATATTTAATAGAAAAAGATTAGCCTTTCGACTGATCCTGTTCTTTATAAATTAAGTTTTCTGTACCTTCTTGGCCATCACCATAATCCGGTGGATCAACGTCTGGTTTAACCATGCTGTTTCCTAAATCAAATAATCCGCCAGCGGCTAATCCTGATACAGCCCCAGCCCATGCGTAGATTGCTAAATCTTGTGGTGCTAGGGTCATTGCATAAAGCACCCCTAACAAAATACCCGCAATCACATTGATCACGGGTAAGAGTTCGTACTCCTTCATTTGTGTTTTAATTAACCCTGTGACACCAACGACTAGTGGTGTAATAATACTTGAAGCAGCTAAGATTTCTGTCATGTTATTTTCTCCCCTTTCCAATTTGCTTAAAAATAGATCTGATTTGTTCTTCAATAATTGAAAGCCGATTGCCATAGTCAATCTGACTTTTTTCTACGCGGATGATCGTCTTTTCTAACTTTCCTAACGTGTGATCAAGTTTCGTGAACATCGCATAAAATTTCGCCACACCCACCATTAATGATCCACCGAGTGTTATGATTGCGATCCACTCCCCGATTGTAATTCCCTCCATAAGTAACCTCCTTTATATCAAACTTCTCGAATTTCCCGTAAAACAGCCTTTAATCCTTCAGAACTCACATTCCCACCATGTCCCCAAATTGAATTAGAAGAATAATCCACTTGAATTCTCTTATTGATCCAGTTACTACTAGAATTTAATACTTGACTCACATGTAAACCTGCTCGTTTAGGTAAAAATTGTGTCGTAAAATCATAATTCCATGCTGAACCGTTAGCGTAAGGTGCCCAGATCAGTAATAGTCCTGAATTAAGATCCTCGAATTTTTTAGAAAGTCTTATGATGTGACTCGTATTCATAGTCAATATTCCTGTCCAAAGGGGAAGACTTTCAATGAGCGAATCATTATAATTTGTTGTGTTCTTTGTAATAATGGCAGTAGTTCCTGAAGTTGTATAACTACACAACGGGAATGTAACTACCCTATCCCCTGCTAAAGTATTTCCATTAATTAAATGGTTAACTGCCTCTAAACGAACCTGATTATTTGTCCAAGAGTAATTCTCACTATCTGCTGGAAAATCATCAGTTGGAATTACCGATTCATTTAAATCAATCGTTAAACAAACATACCCACTTGAATTTGCTGGAAGAGTAATACTTTGTGCTTCTTTCACATATACCATTCTACCTTGTATAATCGCACTACCACTGGCAACTCTTACATCCAAACCACTGGAAGATAATTCTAATCCTTGTTCATAACCAGAAATCACATAACTTCTTTTTCTTGCTAAAGCATGGTACATTTTCGCATCATTTTCAGCACTGATTTTTATATTGTCAAATTGATATCCATCTACATTTCCAGCCATCAGTCCACCTCTTTAAATGTCAGTTCAGGTAATCCCATCTCAACCAAAACTTCTTTTACTTGTTCACGTATGATCTTTGGAACATCTTCAATTTTTTTCTTTTCTTTTATGATTAACGTTGCATATACAATGACCATTGTCTTATACTCCTTTGTTAAAATAAAAAAGACAATCCTACATCTCAGCCTGTTGAGATAAGATCGCTTTGACTTCTTTCTGGATTTTTTTAGGTACATCTTCAATTTTTTTTAACCCCTTGTTGATTAATTCAATATATATTTTTATCAAGTTATCCTCCTCCTAGAATCAATTCATATACTTCTGTTAAAGCTAACTGAGTTTCTGTTAGTTGCTCTTCTTGTCTTTTTACATTTTTTTCTAAATGTTTATAAAGTACTTGAAGATTATCAACCTGCTCACTAAGCACACTATTCTCTAACTCTTGCCAGCGATTTTCTGTTGGAACAAAAAACTGGTTGGCTATTTCAATTTCCTCTATCGGTGGAACATCAGTAAAAGGGACCTGAATTGGGAAATCATCTGAGACTTCTAGCTCTTTTCCACCAGTACGTCCATACTGCCAAATTTTTTTCATTTCATACCTCCTCAACCTTACTATTGTTTGTGGGTGCAGGTGCAAAAACTAATGCATGACCTCGAACTGCTAGTCTCTTCACTAATGTTGTTGGCGAATCAATAAAACGGACAATCGGTTTACGAGCATCATCAAAATTGTTTGATACAGTAATATGATAAGAACCAAATCCGCCGTCTGTGTAGTCTGGTAAACAGGAGCCACCAATCCAAATGTATCCGCCAAAAATATTCGGAACATCAGGATAAGTGAAGCCCGGATGACCATCATTTCCAACGCGAATTGTACTTCCTCTTGCCCAACCAATTGAATTCGAAAATTCTAATGTCTCCCACGCAAGCCACACACAGCCACCTAAATACACCGCACCATGATTTTTATATTTATCAGTCGCTACTGCTTTCGCGTACTCAACACCTATATTTACACCATTAGACTGTAAACCGCTTAAAAAGTTTTTAAATCCTGGGACCTGCTGTGGCTCATTTAGACTAACTGTTTGTAAGATTTTAGAATCCAAGTACTCTTCGGTGATATCCCAGCTATAATCATTTGGGTTACTACTATCTTTCAAACCTTCGCCAAAATATTTATATTCCAAAATATTCGGAGTGGCTATATCACCTTTTTCTATTTTTAATGATTCAATCGTTACTTGCCCCATTGTTGCTTGAGGGAATTGGTAAATTTGTAATGTGCTAGGAGAAACACTCCCATTCAAATTTACTTCTGAAGGAGTGAATGTCAGTCGCCAAGTATCTGCTAAACCTTCTACTATTTCCATGTCCCCAATATTAGAGGTACTATTGGGACCAGTTGTGTATACCCTAAATGATTGTGTACCTAGCTTGGTTCCTTTCAAAGTTAATGTATACGTTTGATTAGCAATAAATGGTTCAATCATTTCAGCAGAATATACTAAATACTGTCGACTACTTATCGGGAAAGCTTGTTCTTTATTTGCTAGATTTTCGTTCAAGGGAATCTTTGACATCTGATACGGTTCAACAAGTAGATTGGGTTGATCAGGTGTAGCAATCGATCCTTCTTCTATCTTTATGTTTCGAAGCGATATTTTGCCTTTAATTCGACTCGAGGCTGTAACATCTTGTAAGACTACATACCACTGTTGAGGCAGTGTAGTCGCATAAGTTGCTATTTGCGTACCACTAATCGTATGCCAGATATTAGTAGCTGTCGGGAGAGGTCTAACTGTAGATAACATAATATTTCCACCTGGTACGTAGGTATTAGTTAATCGAATATTAGAGGCATCTCCCTCTAAACCTTCATGTAACATAATCTCGGCGCTAATTGTGTATCTCTTGCCATTTTGAAGAGCGGGTAAACGCATGCTTGTATTAAATTTAGTTAGTTGTGCAGATCCATCTAACGTGAAAATGATCTCGCCATCTGGTCCATCTTCAACCGTAGCTCCATTTCCCGATGTAAAATGAGCAGCTGTAATCTTTGGTAACAAATTGGCATTCCCTGAATAGTCGTAATTACCAAAATCAATACTGTTTGAGTACATCCGTTTTAGATTACCTAGCCCGTTGATTTGTTTGCTTGTCTCGTTGACTTTTTCATTTAAATTTAGAACTTGTTCGTTTAACTCTTTAACTACGTTCTCAATACCCTTATACTCTTGTTCCTTTTCTTCAATAAATAATCGGAAACGATTATCAAAATCCTTTAGTTTTTCATCTAGCAAAGACACATAAAGCGTTGCTTGACCTTGACTGATATCGGCATCATTTTCAACTTTTATTCGAAAGCTCTGTGTTGCATAACATTCTCCGTTTTCTCTCGTCACACGAAAGAACGCTTCCTTGAACTCACCTTGGACACTAAAATTTTCACGACTAAATTTATAGCTGATTTCACCTTCAGTAGGATCTAAAATTGTGGGCACACCAGTTGTGAATGTGCCATTTGCATTTGTTCCATAAAAAACTATTGTACATCCATTGAGATTTATTGTTGATCCGTCTGGATCTAATAATTTAAAGGGATAATTTATAAATCGATTATCCCCAACTCGACCAATAATGGACTTTGAGAGCTTTCGTCCGTTACCGCCTAATTTAAGTTCAATAGGCTCCATTACTCCACTACCTTTCTTTTATTCATCAAAATATTCACTTAATCGACTTCGAATATTACCAAATGTTAATTGCATCTTGTTCTCAGTACTATTTACTCGCCAAGCAGTTAGAACTGATTGATAAATTGTATTTTTTATTCTTACATTCGCTAATAATCCAGTTTCAATTTCTTCAACATCAATATTTTTTGCTTGAAACATAACTTTACAATTGATTTCATGTGAATAAGCATTTCCTTTTAGTTCACTATTTGCAACTTCTAAATATGTGGGTTTATCTTCTAAATCCTGATCATATATATATACCGTATTAACAGTAGGTCTAATAATTTTATTGCTGTTTGGATTGTTAGTGACATTATTATCATTTTCTAAATAGTAGGTAGCTAAGATAATTGGATGGTCCATACTGTTAGTTGCTTTATCAACAATTAACAATGCATTCTCATTCCCAACTCCTGGCTTTTTTACCCAATAATCCCAGTCACTAAATTCTGAAGAATTATCCATTATTTGAATACTTTTTTCTATTCTTTTTATACCAGTCTGTATTCTGCCTCCTGAGATTGCTTTAACATACCACTTTACGTTGTATTTCCTAAATCCATTAATCAAATAGCTATTAATCCTTCGAGAATTTAATTCAATTGCTTGATAACTATGAGCTGTATCACTTTCAACATCAATACTTAATGTTCCATTTAAATTCTTTGTACGGTCATTTAAAAGGTAGTTAGTGATGATTGATTTAGCATGAGATTCAAAGCTATTCCCACTTGTTCTATAAGTAGGGAAATAACTATCTCCAAGGCCCATCAACCCACGACAACGGATTGTTTTATTATCTTGAGAGTCGACTATCCCAAAATAAGCGTATTTTCCACTAGGTATATACTTTGCTCTTAGCCAATCACCTTTTTCAATTTTTATATCTTCTGTTAAGGTGAACTCACTGGTCAGTTCACGATTAACTTCATCAATACCAAAGTCGAACTCTCCACATATATATTCTCTAGGATAAGGAGTTAGATCCCAACGAAATAAATGAACAGATATAATCATTAAAACAGATCAGCCTCCTCATAAATCGTTATTTCTACTTCTGCAGTACCGATATGAAATACTATTATTGATTCTCCGACAGGCGCATGAACAAACCCGTTTTTAGTTATATCTTGTTGTTGATAGACCGAAGACTGTAATCCATTCTGATCTATTAATATAGCAGTCCTTTCTTGAAATAAACTAGAAACAACCAACTGCTGTTCTTCTTGTAAAGTTAGAAAATAACCATCTGAGCTAATTAATTTTGAACCTTGGAATATTTCCCAACGAGGGTTTACACAATAACCAGTTATTTTTATTTTTAGCGGAGTCAGATGATTTTTTTCAGCAGATAAATAGAGGGAACGATTATTAATTCGATAGTTCCCTTTTTTCTCATGTGCATTTTGAGTATAGACATACGGCCGGACATAATTATAGACTTTTCCATGGGCATTAACATTTATATTTTTTTGATGAATTTTTGCATACTTCACTGTATACCAAGGCGATAATCGGTCAATTATAATTGATTCTTTTAAAAATCCGCCTTGTTGTATAGAAGATTTCGATAACATAGAAACTGTAATCAGTGCTCTTTTTTGGCCTGCGTCAGTAGTATAAATTAAATAAAGTGGACTAAAGGATAAAAATTCTACAAAAGAATAATATACTTGATAGGCATTTTCATTTTTACGACGTCCAAAATGAAAATAAGCTTCAAACTGATGTTGTTTCAATACGTGCTTTTCAATTCTAGAATGCCCATTTTCGCTCAAATAATCAGTTTCAAAACCTATTCCTAAACCATTTACATTAGAAGCCCTTAAAGAGTGCGTATTATCTATAAGCCAGGTATCACCATGACTGTTTTCAATTGATAGATGTTGCACTAAAATCCTCCTCTCGCCATCGTCTTACCGATTATTTTTGTCAGTCCATTAGTGTCTTCAATCATTACTATCTGTTCTTTATTTGCCAAATCTGTTAAAGCTTGTGCAATTTTGGAGGTGTATGGGGATTGCGTACTGTATGATTGATTAATAATTTGTGTACCTCTAGCTTCCATACCCATACTTGAAGCGCCTAAAGCTATTTCTGGGGTAGTGATCCTCAGTATTCCTTTTGATAAATTATCTATCGATTGATATGCTACATCTGCATACTTATCAATTCCCACAGCTACACCTTCTGGTATCCATCGACCAACTTCTGATGCCATCACTCTAGATGGACTGTTAATATCTAATGCTTGTTTCATTGTATTAGCAACCTGATTGGCAATTCTATTTGCAGTTGCCAATACAGAGGCTGTACCGGCATTTAATCCAGCATTCAATCCAGCCATAGCATCTCGACCCACTCCATTTAGCTGGTTAGGCAATCCTGAAAAAGCAGATACAACCGCCGAGCTAGTTCTTGATGCAGTTGAAATAGGTTGACTCGCAGATGAATTCATTCCACTATTTAATGAACTAATTGCGTTGCGACCTGCCATTTGCATCTGATTTGGCAACTGATTGAAGGATTGTACAATCCTATTTGATATATTTCTGGAAGTTGCGACAACCCTGCTCGACTCTGCCATCATTCCAGAATTCAATCGACTCATAATATCTCGACCGATCGATTGAAATTCACTTGGCGTATTAGTAAAGGTCCGTATCAAGTTGCTATTCAAAGCTTTCACAGTAGCTAATTGTACTTGCGATCCACTTTGGAAACTCATATTCATAGAATTCATACTATTGGAAGCTACCATAGGAAGCGCACTCAACGCGTTAGCTATATTAGGAACAACTTGATTAAAACTTACTGTCATATTTTTGATACCCATGTCGGTTTGTTTTACCATTTGGTCAACCAACTTATTTACTTCCGCAACAACCACTGGACTAGTGGCTGCGATTCCCGTTGCAAGACCTTCTCCCACTGCTTGTCCGTACTCAGCATAGTTACCTTGGTTCATATGGCTAGATAGTTCATTATTTGGAGTGTCTGCGACAGCTTTAGCACTTTGTTGCACAGCTTCTTGACTGCTATCAATCCCTTGTGCTACACCTCGACCTACCTCTGTTCCACTTTCCTTAGTTTTTTCTGTAGTCATCTCAGCTTGAATAGTATTTTCTGGTATCATTCCTATAGCTTTGGCTGCTAACTCAACATCGGCATTAGATTGATTAATTCCTTCACTTAATCCTTTACCTGTTTCTTGACCAGTCGGAATATAACGATTTGCTTGTATGGTTTCCTGAAACATTGTTTCTGGAGTTTGTGCTACTTCTTTAGAAGCTTCTTCTACTGAAGTAATATTATCTAAAATTCCTTGCCCCAATTTTGTTGGTGGTGCTGCACCCATTGAGGTATAGTCAGTTTGTTCTAATTGAGGGCCCATCACTCTCTCTGGCGTTTGAGCAACTTCCTTTGCTGCTTCCTCTACTTTGGGGGTTGCTTCTACCATCCCATCCCCAATTTCTTCGACAGGTTGACGTCCCCACTGGGCAAAGTCTCGCCCCTCTGTTCCTCTCCGTAAAGATGCCTCACTTTTTTCTGGAATTAATCCAAATTTTTCAGCAACAGTTTCCGTTTCTTCACCAACGATATTCCCCATACTCGCCATCGCTTGCTTCATCGTCGCATCCGCAGTCCCATTTAAATCACTAATGTGCTGTTGTGCTGTTTCTGGTAATTTACCTAATTCAAGATCTAAATTTTCAACAAACCACGCCGATTGTTCAGCTGACATTTTTGGTAGGTCCTCCATATGAAGACCCATTTGTTCCAGCAGGCTTTTTGTATGTTCTCCACCTAACTCCGCTAATGAACCAAGATTCAGCCCCATCTCATCAACCATTTGCTGTGTTTGAAGCGCACCCGCCGGGCCTAGTTTTTCAAGTTGCATAATAATGCCATCATCTACACCGGCCTTCGCCAAAATGGCAACATTGGTCGACCAAGTTCTCATAGCTTCAGCATTTTTTTGTAGATTTTCCTTCATTTGATCCAAGCTGATTGCTTCTTGTTGTTCAATCTGCTTAAAAGCATTCCCTGATTCTTCTACCAGCTTTTTGTACATGCTATTCATTGATTCCAAGGCAGCTTGTTGTGCATCAGATAGAACATTCCATGAAGTAATCATCTGAGAATTAGCTTCTGAGACGGTCTCTGCGACTGCTCGTCTTTTCTCTTGCTCCTCCGCGTACAATTGATTTCGTTCGGATTGATTTTCAACAAGTAAACCTTGAAGTTCATCTTCCTTCTGGGACAGTCCTTCCAGTGATTCTTTGACTTTTTTCTTTCCATCCACGCCAGATTCTGAGGCTTCTTGCTCCAATCTCATACGTTCTTTGGCTACTTCAGTTAATAAGGATTCAATGTCTGCAGCTTCTTGATTCAACGTCTTTTGTCGTTCGGTTAGCCGATTGACTTCTTCCATTCCTTTAGAAGCTTCAATCCGTTTGTTTATTTCTTCTGTGGTTGCATTAAGCAGGCCTGTTTCTTCATCGTAAGAGAGATTTAGACCAGTCACTGAATTATTCAGTTCATCAACTGCATCAGCCATCAATTTTTTATCCGCAGTCGATTTATCTTCAATTGCAGAAAGCCTTTGTAATTCGGCTGCTAGATCCTTGTTTCTTTCTGCATTCGACTCGATCACTTTTGCTTGTGACTCAAATTCTTTTGCACTGGACTGGGTTGACTTTCCGACATTATCTAGATCGTCTTTTAATCCATCTAATTCACTAGCTAATTCTTTGGTCTTTTTACGTGTATCTAAAAAATTTTTTCCCATTATGGCTGCAGCTACACCAGCTGCTCCTAAAACAGCTGCTGTACCCGCGACTACTGGATTCAATAGAATGCTAGCTGCTGCCAGTGCCTTCTTCGCTGCTGCAGAAGCACCAGCAGCAATCGCATAGGTTTTTTGGGCGGCGGCTGCACCTTTTAGTGAAGCTGCATTGGAAATGTTTGCTGCAACAACCGCTTTAGTGGTGGTGGCGTTCTGTAAGTTGAGACTGATTCCTAGTTTTGTAGCAACTGCATCAACTTTTTTAGCCATCGTCGCACCAGAAGTTGCACCGGTCAGGTATTTCAACATCTGAACATAAGATGCTGTAGCAACTGCTGCTTTCTGTACAATAAGTAGTCCACCAAATGCAGTTCCTAATCCGATAATCACGGGTGAAGCTGTCACAGCTGCGTCCTTCACAGCAATAACCCCACCGGTCATCGTATCAACAGCCGAAACAACAGGAGGGATTACACCAGCAATCCCATTTAGCGCACCTTCAAATGTTTTACCAAATCCTTGGATGTTTTCTTTCATCGAGCCAAAACGTGTTTCTGAGAATGCCTCGTCCATAGATGCGATAATATTTGCTGTTCCTCGGCTTGTTGCAGTAGCCATATTGGCAAACGATCCTGCCCAAGTATCCCCAGCTTGTTGAGCCATCCCAGAAACCGATGTGAATTCATTCCCACCATCACGCATCGCCTGTTCAACCGTATCAAAAAACTCATTGGCACTAATTTCGCCATCACGCAACGCATCACGAATACTTTGCATACTCATACCAGTCGCATCTTCATAGATTTTCCAAGGATCTACTCCACGGCGAACCATACGATCCATTTGTGCCATGTTAACCGTTCCGGTTGCTCGCATCTGGATCATTGCATCCATCACATTATCCATTGTTTCTGCAGCGCCATCACCATACATGGCAACTGCATCACCCCAGATTTGATAACTTTTCGTCGATTGTTCTAATGAACCATTTTGCATCACTAAACGTTGAACTGTCTGTGCCGCACTATCCAGCATGTAGTTTGTACCAACAACGACATCTCGAACGCCTTCCATCCCTGCAGCCGCTTCTTCTGAACTGCCAGTTAATCGAGTCATCGTATTTTCAAAGTTATTCAAAGTATCAATACGACCAAATGCACCATCTAATGAACCTTTAGCCATCGATAGTGCTGTAGTTGCTCCTTTTGTGATCAACATCGCTGCACTTAGTTTGCCCACAGAGCCTGTTAACAAATTGGCTTTTGGCTCTGGTTGAGAAAAGGAGGTACTCATTTTAGCACCAGACTTTTCTGCTTCATCACCCAATGACGTAAGATCCTTTTTCATCGCATCAACCGCATCACTGACAGTCTTTGCTCCGTCTTTGGAACCAGCTTCTAAACTAGTCGCAATGCTCTTTCCTGCCTTAGTTGCTGATAATTCAACAGGAGGAACCATTTGTGCAGAGGACTTTTCTATTGACCCAAGTGCGCTAGCTGCTTGTTTTGAGCCTGACTCAAACGAATCCCCGATACTTCTGCCTGCCTTTGGTGACGTCGCTTCAATACTTGCTAGCATATTACTACTTGATTTTCCGATACCATCTAAAGAGCTCGTTGCCTCTTTAGCACCAGACTGGAAGGATCCGCCAAGCTCTTTTCCGATTTTAGGTGCAGAAGATTCCACGGAAGAAACCAAGCTTGTGACTGATTTAACGACACTGTCATTGGCCTGATTGGCATTTTTGGCACCAGAATCAAAGGATTCACCCATGATACGTCCTGACTTAGCTAGTTCAGTGCTCGTTGTGGCGGTTAGGTCCGCCACTCCTTTAGCCACGCTATCTGTTGCGGTATTAGCGGCCTTAGATCCCACTTCGAAGTTTTCACTTAATGATTTCCCAGCTTTGGCAGTAGCCGTATCAGTCGATCTTCCCAAATCAGTCATCGACTGTTCAACTGAATCCACTGCTTGATTAGCTACTTTCGCTCCTGTCTCAGTATTGGCACCCATATTATTACCAATCTTTTTTGTAATATCATCAGCATTTTTTCCTAACTGTCCAAAGTTTTTTTCAATTGAACTTATTACATTAGGAACCTGCTTGGCGTCCACATCAATCAGAATACTTATTTTGCCATCTTTAGTCATTATCTTCCTCCTCTCTATCAGTATTTAAGGCATAGTATCTTTGTAAATCTGTCATATCTCGCTTATATTCTTCTGAATCATTATTTCCTGGTTTCCAAGCTCGAATCTGCATAATTCGTTTAAGTGGAGTGTCTGAAGGCAGATTATGTAAAAGAGCTCTAAATTTGGACCAAGTCAGTATTCCCTGTTTATCAATTAAATCGATGTTATATGCTTGGATAAAAGAAGCGTAAATAGTCTCTGCATCCGCTGATATATCTATTAATTGTTCGTGCTCTTCCACAGAAAGTGGCTCTCCGTAAAAACTATATTTAATGAACGGTGGAACTTCTTTATGAATAAATTGGTCGTAAATAAATATCCATAGACTAAGTGCATCCTCAGATTGATAGCAACCTTCTCCAATTAATAAATCTAGACATAGACAAGCTTTCTCATAATCAGTGAATATTGCCTCGTTTAACACATCAAAAGCATCTAATACAATATCAAATGACAAGTTAATCAAATACTCACGTTCTTTATAAAAAAAGGAAGTGACTTCTGGGTCATTTAACCTCATGTCACCACCTACTTTTTATTTGCTACTTTTTGCTTTTTCTTTTTCTGAAACTCTTTGGTTAGCTTTTCTGCTGCAATCTCTCTATCCTTTTGTCTTTTTTTTGCTTGTTGTTCGACTTTTTTAACAATAGCTTTGATAGTTGGTTCATAAGCACGTTCAAGTGCATCAAAATCTGGTATACATTCATATAATTTTTCAAATGTTCCTTTACCAAAGAAAAAATCATATTGATATTCAAGAGTCCCTTTAGCATGTTCTATGACTGTTTCAACATTAGTTTCGTGGATAGAATCTTCTTTAAGTTTTTGTTCGTATATGTCGAATTCCTCATAGTTTTCTTCTACAATAATTCGTTTTAAATTTTCCAATGAGCTATCAAACCAGATTTCAACACGCTCACCAGTAATTGGATTTGTAAATCCTACTGGAAAGCCAGAGAGTTCAATATCGATATCAATTGTTTGTTTCATAATTACCTCCATACAAAAAAGAGAAGGCTATAAAGCCTCCCCCAATATTTTAGTTAGTTCATCTTTTTTAGCATTTGACGGGTATTCTATATTTTTACTATCAAGTGTTTGTTTTAATTCTGGAATAGTTAGCCCAGTAGCTTTCAGTTCTTCTGGCTCTGGGCTGTCTGCTTTGAATAAGGTTCCCATTTAGGTGTAGTATCATATAGAACAGTAAATTCAATATTACCAAATTCAGTAGCCCCTCCAGTTTTCGTTTGAGGACTTGATAAAGTTGCAATTCCTTCCCTTTTCTTTTTGGGATTATCTCGATCATCTGTTACTCGAAAACCAATTTTCCGATCATCTCCAAATAAACCAATCATTTCATCAATTAATTCGGATGCTTCATCACCCTCAAAGTATTCACCCGTAAAACTATAGCCTAGTCGATGAGAGGTGATCGTTTGCTCTGGTTCTCCCGACCCATCAAAGAAACCGTCTCCATCGTCAACTTCTTCTTGTGAGGCATCAGAGACACTCTTGATTTTTTTTAAACGAACCCAACCATCTTCAGTAATTTTTCCATCTTTCAATTTTTGAATTTCAAATCCAATTAGCGCAATTTTTTTTCGTTTCATAATATTCCTCCTATTTATCAAAATATAATGTTGCTTTGATTGCTAATCGATAATACAGAAATTTTTTGTCGTCATAACCTGTAAAAAAAGGTTCATCTACAATAGTTATTCCAACAAATTGATAACTATTGTTACTAGATGGAATATCTTCTTGTTCTTCTAGTAACTCACCTAGTTCAATCATTATCCGATCTGCATTTTCACATTTCGTTTTATAGACAAATTCATAATTTAGTTCTTTTTGTTTTGATCCATCCATAAAAGTTTCGACCGTTTTACCTCCAGGTAATGCGGTTAGACGCATCGACTCGTCTTTATCTAAAGAGTGAATACGGACTGGTACTGGTACTTGGTTCGATACTTCTAGCAACTGATCAATAAAATCCATTACCAATTCGCTCCCCTCTTGAATGCTTCTAACCAACTAGACATAAATATAGATTTTGCTTCTTTATCCCAATATGGACCAGTTCCCGGTGTAGTATAATTAGAAAATATTACCTGTGTTCCAAACTTATTTGTAAACCCTCCGTGATAATGAGCCAAAGCATATCGAGCATTCCAAGTAATCTTTTCTCCATTACTTTCAACAAAAGACATATCTCTCAAGTGTTGGCTCCTCATAGGAACAAATCTTTCATTCATATCTAAATGAGCTTTATTTGCCATTTCATGCCGTCCATTTTGTATAGATGAATGACTTAATTTTATTTTTGCTCGACTTAAATCAATTCTTACAGATGCTCCCATTAAACTACCTCCAATTCATAAGCGAATGGTTCAGGAGAATCAGCAAGCAACGGAACGATTTTTGTGATTGTGTATTGTTCGCCAAAGATTTCAATTTGATCTGCAACTGAAAACTCCGGTAATGGTCCAGTGTATTTTTTCACCATAGAGATCAATGCATTAGGCGTTTGTACTTTCCCATCAATATCCCTCGGCTCAAATTTGACTGTGTCATCAAAGCGGACATGATCAATCACAAGATCCTCTGCAAGAATCGGCTCACTTCGTGGACCCATTCCGTTTTTCTTGCGATAGATCATCGCATGAGGGAAAAAACGTTTTGGTGGCATTCTCATCGACTCACCCCACGATATAACAGTCCTGTGCCAGATAACTGCAGCATGGCATCCCCAGAAAGCAGGGATACTTCGTTTGTCGATGACGAACCACCTTTGCCTTTAGAAACGCTCATCCGTCCAATGGACCAGCTATCAGGCTCTTGCATTCCAAACGTTGTAGTGGCCTCAGCCTCATGCATGTACTCAATTTGATAAGCAACAGCCAACTTGAATGCATCTCGCCGCATCGGAATATCTGATTCAAGATCATTCCGCTGATAAAAACGTCTCGTTTGGATATCCAACAACGCACTGGCTTTTCTCAGAAGCTTCCGGAAATCTTTTTCGGTCAGTTCCGTGTCACGATCCACGAGTCGCTTGTACTCTTTAAGAGACAGGTAGCCACATGGCTCGATGCTCTCCTGATCGTCAAAGCTTTCGTTCAACGGCTTACGTCTTATTCGTTCCATGGTTTTTCACCTCCATGAAAAAAGAGAGTGGTTATTCACTCTCTTTTAACAGCTCAATTAATTCTGGTTTCTTGGCAGTAGATGGATACTCAAAGCCAAGACGATCTAACTCAGCTCTAAGCTCATCAACTTTCATGTCATCGATGACAATTGATTTACCTTCTACCCCAGACTTCCCCGGTTCTTCCGGGGTCATGCTTTTGGGTCATCATAAGAGATATAGATTGCTGGACGTGCTTTCTTAAGTACCAAGCAATCGTAATAATCCAACCCTTTGATGGTGTCACGGTAACCGCCACGATCCTGGTCAGCAGGGACCAAATCAATCGTATTGTACTTCTCGATTGGCTTAGCAACGGTAATAGGCGTCATAATGAAATTAATATGCTTGTCTTCATCGACCTGCAACCGATTCTTAGCAACCTTTTGGATGATGATGTTCGTGCCATCAAGCATCTCGACACGACGATCGATACCGTTAAATTGAACAGTGTTGGTGGTAAAAGTTTTAGAAACTCCATCTGCATTCTTCAATGCTTTGTAGGCATCACTAGACATAAATGCCACAAACTGACCAATGACTTCTGTGTCAGTCATGTACGCTTCAGCATCGTCGAAGCTATCTAAAATATTAGATTTAGTGATTGTTTGTTTGACCGTTTTTCCTTTGTAAATCTTATCAGAAGTATCAAATCCAGCTTCAAGCAAACGAGCAACAGCGGTTTGATCTTTCTCAGGAATCGTAACCAATCGAGTGTGCTCTTCAATGACCGCACCTACTTGATAGGCTGCATTTTCCGATTGATCTAAGCGATCCATGTCGTAGCCCATCCAACGTTCCTTTTCCAATTTTAAAGTTGACTTCTCAACTGAGATATTGTTCCGTTCATTTTCTTTATTTCGCTTATAATCGGCAGCAGTAAATCCTTGCATTTCATTTACACGAACTTCATGAGTCCCCACAAAATCAGCTTCTGTAATATCTTTTGCCCCTTGTGTCAATACTTCCCATACTTGCGACTCAGCTGCAAATTCCTTGTCGATTTTCGCTAAATCCTTACTGTCTAAAATTACTGGCATTTAAACCACTCTCCTAATTATTTTTTGTTCTTGCAATATTCTCTGCTAGATTATCTTTCCAGCTTTTTTCTTTAGGTGGCTCACCACCACCTGTATTACCAGCAGCCACAAACTGCTTTTTCTTTGGCTGTGGTGCAGGATCGCTTGATTGAAACAAATAGCCTTCATCTTTTTTCAGTGAGGCTACTTTATCATCTAATCCCTTGACTCCTTCGTCAGTCATTTCCAATTCATCTGCCTTCAACAAAGCTTTCACAGCTGTAATGTTCTTAGCTCCAGCTTGTGTTAAAGCTAATTCGATCGCAGCGTTCTTACGATCTGCTAGTCTTTCAGCGGTTACGGTTTCTAACTGATTTTTATAGTCATCAATTTGTTTTTGCAGATCTTCATTTCCACTGTTTGATGCTTTCAACTGCTCAACAAGCGCATTTGCGGCGGTTAAATCTTCGTTTGCAGTTTTTAGCTTTTGAGACTTATCGTTAAAATCAGCTTTAGGCACAGCATTTTTCGGAAATTCTGATTTTATTTCTTTTGTCGCTCCGTCTAGATCAAACTTCCCATCCTCTCCGACGTGTTTTGATAAAATTTCTTTGATCCATTCCATGATTCATTCTCCGTTCCTTTTTATTCTGGTTGGTACCAGTTTAGAGTGTGAGTTATACCGCTCACTCGGTAGATGAACAGTTTAATGTCATATTCAGGACAAAATAAAAGCCTAGCAAGCTAGACTAAACAAACCAAAATCCTCAAACTTCAAAGCAAGACCAATTTCATAAAATGTTAGTAAGATTTCAGATAAGCTCAATTTGCTTTAATCCTCCACCATACTTTCTCCTTCTATGAATACACTTGCTCTTTCGAATAATCCCGACGTAACAATTGATCATGCTCATTGATAAAAGTACGCAGTGCTGCTTGACGTCGTCTGACCAGTTGTTTGAAGTGCAGAACATCTTCTTTGTTGTCCATTGTCGTTGCTCCGTTCAACTGCCGCTTGGCACGACGAATAGCGACTTCCATGCGTCGTTGCTTGGCAACCAAGTCTGCATTGTCAATCGCTTGCTTTGGATCATACTGCTTCATGTGAATATCAAGATCCGGATCATAGATTTGGATGTACAATCGATGTCGACAATTAATACCTTGGGTTCCGTCAGGCTCACCGTATCCATGATCATAGATCGATGGAATGTGCCGTAATTCTTCCGGCGCATCCTCTTTACGGACAAGCAAGACCCATCCGCCTTGGATATGGGCGCAGTGTGGTCGTGCAGCCATATGGCTACTCATGATTGCTGTGACAATGCCATGCTCTAACCCTCGCTTAAGTCGTAGATCCTGATAAACATGGTGAGTTGTTGTTTTCAAAACCATCCGTACGTAGCGCTCAAGGCTCCATTCACGCCCTGCCTTGTCGACAAAGGTCGTCATCACCCCTTTTTCCACCATCGCATAGATCGACTCTCTAAGTGCCTGTTGTGGCGTTTTTGTGCCTCCGATGATTTTGGCCACAGTATCGTTTAAAACTTGTTGATACATCTTAGCCAGTGGATTATTCGGATAATTAGTGTCGATCAGCGTTTGATTGACATGATTGTCGAGATCTCGCCATTGCTGATTAAGATACGACTCCATCACATTGTCAATCTCAGTTCGTGATGGCGGTTCTTTTCCAGTTTGTTGAGATAAGTTTTTGTCAAGATCTGAAATGACTTCAAACCCCATATCCACGATGATTTTACGTAGCTGATCATAAGAATACTGACTTGTTTCATTGACCAATCGCTGCAAAGATTGTTGATTCAATAAATTTAATTGATGCATCTTTTCAATTTTCCAATGAAAAGCGTTGTCCTCATTCAAAGGCGTTCGAGTTGGCATTTTCAAATGCTTAACAAGCATCCTCATGATCTCATCTTCCATCGCCATATAAGCATCTTGAATGTAAGAAGCCTCAATATCTAACTGGTTAGGTGTAATGGCCATTCAATCACTCCTCGAAGTCTTCGTATCCAGAATCTCGTATTTTACCAGTAGTCTCATCAACTACATCTAATTGCGCTTGTCGGTAAAGATCTTTTGCCTTACTTTCAGGCAACTTCATTATTTTGGCTAAAGTTAACCATCCGGGAATCAGCCCATCATTTTTCAGTTCACGATAATAATCAGATTCTGACTTTTTATCTAAGAATATGCCATCATCAAAGTTCACACCTATCTCTTCACGATTTGGAGATTCACCACTAAATAGTGGTTTCCCATCAACTTCTGTGGCTCGACCTAGCTCACACAGCGCTAGCACAACATCCCGAATGAATTCCTCTAATTCGGTTGTTTGTTGGTTCCTTGACTGATACGTTTGCGAGTTCTCGCTGATTACCTCAGTTGCCGTCTTATTCGTAGTACGTACCCCGGCACCATCGAAAACGAACGTACCAGTCGACAGCCCCACTTCCATTTCTAGAAGTCGCAAGCGATGATTAATTGCTCCGATGTATTGTTCTGTTCGAATATCATGAGTTAAATCAGTAATTTTAAATTCATCAGGGTTCGTACCAGGAACAATGACATAGAAGTCATCATCTTTATCAAAGGTTAATTTCGTTTCGCCTGTTCCCTTGTCAGGAATTCCACTTAGCATAGATTCAGGAAAGGCCGCTCTTCTCTTTCCCACGTCAATTTCATGATCGAACGCATCAAGTGCTTTATTTAATCGATCAAGTGTTCGTTTACAGTTATCGTACACACCAACACCAAGTGGTGAGTATGGGTTGATATTGTTAAAACCTGCTGTCTTAAAATAAGAGAAGATTGGACGTTCAATTTCTTCACCATGAACAGCCGCCTCAAACTCTTCGTACTGCTTTAATGTGTTTAAAGATACTTGCATCCCCAACACATTAGATTTTTCACTTTCGTATAGTTCCATAGAGACCCAATACTCACCATCGATCCACTCATGGAATTCTAACAAGGTATAATAGAACGTTTTGTTCCCTTGGGTTTTGATCGTTTTAAATGCCATTGCACACTGACTGATCTTATTTGTACTGCTTTCCAATGGAAAGAAGGCATCCGGGAGCGCCCATGAAAATTCCACTTGTCCTGATTGATCATTGAAATAAGGTCGCACAACTAAGCCACCAAGAGCCATTGCTGGTTCAAGATACTTACTGAGATTACGCTTGAAGTCATTATGTTGAAACACAGACTCTATCCAAGCGCTAGCTTCATCATATTTTTTTGATTTATCGTCTTTTCCGATCGTGATTTCTGCCTGTTCATTGAACATTACCTTCGCATATTCAGTAGCAACCTTGCGGGCCATATTGATATTCGCCTTTGCTCTCTGATCAGAATTACAATGCGTGTACCCTTGGTAATAAAGCAAGCTGTTTTGAATACGATCATATTCTTCACGACTCATTTGAATCTTTGGATGATCTAAAATACTTTGTAGCTCTTTTTTCGCTCCTATCGCAACCGCCCCCTTTCCAAAAACTCTTTTTATTGCTTGCCAAAATGACACCTGATCACCTCCTGCTAAAGAACATAGCGTTTCGTAAAATAATTAATCGCATAACGACATTCATCTAATGCATGGTTGTTTTTATCCACTGGGTAGCCAGAATCATTCCGAACGTACATTCCTAATTCTTTGATGAAATGATAGTGACCATACTTGCCATCATGATCGTAAAGAAAAAAGCGTCCTTTTGAAAAGGCGCTTTGCATACGTTCGATACCTATTTCAATTTTAGTGCCATTGCTGGTTACTTTGTCTTTTGAGTTGTTATCTGCTTTTGTTGTGACGATTCCTAACACACGTAATTCCTCACTCAATGACTTACAGGCTGGATCGACAAAGAATTTTGAATGCTTAGGCAGCCATGACCACTCTTTATAACACCATTCTTTAAACTGCTTAATTTCCTTGGCATACTCACTCATCGCTTTCGTGACACCCGTGTCGGCACCACTATGATAGAAGTTGGCCATTCGATAGAGATAATATTTTCCGTCTTTCCATGTAACGAGATTTAAGGAACAGGTAGTTGCATCACTTTGTCCGCCGTCTGCACTAAAGAATGCTTCTACAGGCTTGCCGATGATTCCCTTCGACAGATGAGTATCTTCGTTAAACATTGAATAGATCACACCTTCAGGCATCACACGATCACCTAGCCAATCTCGTTTGTAAAGATACTCGGAGACTTTACATTCCGCTTCCCATTCTTTCAAAGCTTGTTTCGTTAAAATAGGATTATCTTGTGGTCGCCAATGACGAAACTTAAAAGACCCAGTTTCTATAAAAGGTTTAAGAGTTTCTAGGTTCGGATGATTTGGTGCTGGCGGATTCTGTTCAGCGAGATGATAACGAAAACTAGAAGCTTTAGTCCGACGAAAAGCCTCCTCTATGACCGCTTTGTTAAGCAGATTGAATTCCAAAAAAGTGACAGTTCCAAATGACATACCAGTGATAGCGCCGACAGCATTTACTTTTCCACCGCCTTTATAATAGATCCGCTTTTCTCCCTCTGGTAGATTGATCCATAAATGATCCCCATGCTCATCGTGTCGAATCTCAGCACAGCTGGCAAAGATATGTTCCAGTCCGAATCCTTCACAATCCATAAACATTCTGTAGGCTTGTTCTTGGTTATAAGCAAGAACAAGATGATTGGTGTCGGGATGTCCTGCGTATATTAACGCCATCTTTTGAGCATCTGACATCGTCTTGCCAGAACGAATCGTTCCCTCGTTCATCTCCATCCGAATTCCCTTGAGCGATTGGAAAATATTCTCTTGTTGCTTAGTTGACAGTTTCAGCTGGCTCATCTGCATCACTCTCCTCCTCTTTCTTTATTGGACCAATAAGCGATTGGCCGATATCAATAAGGCCCTGTACTTTACTTTGCTCACCTTGTTTCAGAATAAGTTTAGAGACTTTATGTTCGAGAATATCCGCTTCAAAGGCTAGCTTCCGTTTCTGCTCTTCCATTAATACAACTTTTCCTCCTAATAGAGATAATTCATTTAGTTGTTTAATCGATTTTGTCAACTGGTTACTAATCCGAGTTAGCGAATCTTCAATTGAAAGAATATCATCAATTTTACGGTATACTTTCCTACTTACTTGGATATCTTGCATTGCTTCACGTTTGATTTCTAGCTTTTTGCCATCTTTTTCTATGGGAGTTTTTATTTTTCTTAGCTGTTGCAGCCGCTCAACTTCTTCCTCATTTAGCCCTTCTTCGGCTTTTTTGATTCTTTTCATCATTCGTAGCTGTCGTATCTTCAATAACCGTATTTCTTCAGATAAAACAAAAGAAGGATCATCATCCAAACTTGAATAGATGTCCTTCTCGTCATCACTTAACGTATCAAAGAATATTGTTTCATATTCGCCAGTTTTCAAAGCGTTCTTATTGCCTGATGGCGGCGATGCTCTGCTATTCCCTTTATTCCCTATGGCATTCTGGTTACCGATAGGTGCGCCACCTTTATTTGCAGTACTACAATGATTATTTGAAGTACTACATTCATCTTTTTGCAGTACTTCATTCCATTTGTCACGTGATTTCCATGCTGAAATAGTTTTTCCTGGGACAGATAACTTTTCAGAAATTTCTCGGTTAGTTATTGTTCCATTAGACTTTTTAAATAATTCGAAAGCTTCATCACGTCTTGGATCACGTTTTCTTGCCATTCAATATACACCACCTCACATTCTGTTTAGGTTGAGTTTTGTTTTCTATTCTCCTTCTTTAACTTTCTCCCATTCCTTTTTATAATAGTTTCTTAAAAGAAGAGTTAATTTTTCTACTTTTTGATTTATAGCTGTTTGTTCAGTATACGATTTCTCAATTTTATTAAGCCAATCTACTTCTTCATCACCAACAATATACTCTAAATCTTTCACTTCTCTAGTTACTCGTCTCAAACAGTTATTAATATCTTTCACCAAATTAATGATTTTATTATTTTCATCATTATCACCAAAATTTAACAAGAGTAAAGTATTATTTTTAGAAGTTCTATATATTAATTCGTTTATCTGATTATTACTTTGGATAATGTTTTCTTTATAATCACGAAGCATAGTTTCTATTGTTTTTTCAAATTCTATAGCCTCTTCTTTTCTTTTTTTATCAATTTTATCGTTTTTTATTTCTGTATAATTTTTGTATTCTAAATTTTTCCATGTAGCTATATTACTATAATTTTCAACAAGCATAGTATTTAACGATACTAATCTAAGCGAATCAACCAAAAATTCTGAAGCAATATCCTTAGTATTATCAATCCAATGTATTCGTGACTTAGAAATAATATCAGCATCAATTTTCTTTTGTTCTAGTTGATGTTGTTTTTCTGCAGTCTTTACAGAATTATTATAACTTAACCAAGAAAATACAGCGGAACTTATAGCTCCTATAAGAGCAATTGCAGCAGCTACACTTGACCACTGAAAATCTCCATAATGATCCCAAAATAAAGCCTTTAACATTTTTACACCTCGATAGTTTTACTTTAATTATCTATTAACTATCGATATCTTTCAACATCAAATCTGCCTCAATCAATATCTTTAAATCAGAAACTTTATCCAATTTGATTTGTCCTGATTGGAGATTTTTTAACCATTTCCCCAGAGCAATACGAATAATCTTTTTATATTCATCAATAGACTCTGCTTGCTCCATCGCCTTTTTAATCTCATAATCTAAATCAAATTTTTCGTTTTCCATTGTCTAAGCACCCCTACATCTGTTATGATGCTAAAAGACACAGAGGGTGTCGAAAATCCACGCGTGGGAATTCTCTGTGTCTTCGGAGTGCTTTTGCGCTTCGTTGAAGTAGTCGAGTGTTTACGCACTCGGCTTCTTTTTTATTCTGAAACTAAAATTGCTTCGTTGCCTGTCGCTCGTTCCCATCTCTCAATAATTACATCACAAAATAGAGGATCTAATTCGAGAGTATAACAAATACGTTCTAACTGATCGCAGGTCATTAATGTACTACCTGAGCCACCAAACAAATCTAAAACGATATCCTGCCTTTTAGAACTATTTTTTACTGGTATAGCAATAAGTGATAGTGGCTTTTGCGTCGGGTGATAATATGCATTCACATCATCTTTGGGAACTCTCCAAATGGTTGCTGGTAAATCTTCTAGTAAGTCGTCTTGCCAAACCGTTGTCTGTTTCCTATCTCCGTACCACGTAGGTGCATATCTTTCCTTATGTGCATAAAAAACTGGTTCATGTTGCCAACGATACTGACTCCAACCAAATGTCGCATTATTTTTAACCCAAATACACTGCGACCGAACTATAATTCCTGCGGCATTCATGCTATTTTCAAATTCTCGCTGATAAGAAGATCCATGAAAGACATAAATTGCCGAGTTGTCTTCCATTGCATTAGCATAGTTATGGAATATAGATGTTAAAAATTGATCAAACTCTTCATCACTCATGTCATCATTCATAATTTTTTCTCGGCCAGATTCATTTAATTCTTTATTATCAGATTTCACTGCTACATTATACGGTGGATCAGTGACAACTAAATTTGCCTTTTTACCTTGTAGCAATCTTTCGACGTCGCTCGCTTTCGTAGCATCGCCACATAATAAATAATGCTTACCCAGCTTCCATAGTTGACCATATTTAGTTCTAGGATCAGAATGATTTTCTATAAATTCATTCACTTCGAATCCATCTTCTATTACAGGCTTTTCGGTATCTTCTTTATACTCAAACGCAGTAAGTAATTCTTCTACTTCTTCCGATTCAAACCCTGTTAAAAAAATGGTTTCATTTTCTAATTCTTTCAACAAAACAGAAAGCTTTTCATCATCCCAATGACCAGTAATCTTATTGAGAGCCACATTAAGAGCTTTTTCCTTATCAAGTGGTAAATCAACGACAGATACGTCTAACTCTTCGTATAGGCCCAAATCTTTAGCCACAGCAACCCGTTGATGACCGCCTACGAGATTTCCTGTTCGTTTGTTAAAAATAGGTGGATCAACAAAGCCGAATTCCAAAATGGACTGTTTTAACTTCTCGTATTCGGCCATACCCGGTTCTAACTTAATTCTTGGATTATAATCAGCAGGCTTTAAGTCCTGTAACTTCATTACTTCAATTTGCATTTGTATCCCTCGAATTCTTGTTAATATTTTCTTCAATATGTGATTCATTAAAGTAGCTATATCCACAGTATCGAAGATTATATTTGTCAATTTCTTTCGGTGTCGCTTCTCTGGTCATTTCTACAATGGAGTATTTCTTTTTGATCTGAACTGACTGGACGACTCTAACTAGATCACCTTCATTCGGCTGTGGATACCTATTAGATAGTGATACGTACCAGTAGTTTCTCATCACGTGGCCTTCTCTCTATCTGAGATCAAATCATTGTAAAGAGCAGTAGCTCGTTCCTTTCCAACACGTAATCTACGTTGAATAGTTCCAATCGTAAATGCTTGACCTTGACCAACTTCTTCAAATTCCTTCTTTAATCGTTTCATTTCCTCAAAATCTTTATCAGTGTATTGTTTCATGAGTTTATTCCTCCCTTTAATGCATAATAAAAAGACCACTCAACGAGTGATCTCATATGTAAAAACTACACCTCAGAAAGGAGATGCAGTTATAGCCCTTTCAAACAACCTACACACGAAAAATTTGTGTTTTTCGCCCTTTTCGCCGTCCTCCTCGGTTATCATTCGGTTTTACTGACAGGCAGTTATGGATCACCGTAAACCCAAAGTCGCTGGCAAGGAATCGAACCTTACACAACCACACCAAAGTGCAGTATAGGACTCATCCATAGCGTCTACCCTTTCCGCCACAGCGACATTATTCCATTGTGAACAAGCATACATAGTGTATAATTTTAATTATTAGCGAGTGGTCCGCTAAAATAATAAGGAACGGTGGTGAACTCGAATGAAATCCTATGTTCTATCATATGATTTACACTCCCCCGGCCAAAAGTATCAAAAAGTTGTCGAAACAATTGAGTCCTGGAATTGCTGGCATATTAAGCCATTAGAATCCTTCTGGCTAATTAATACCAGTATGACTGCAGAACAAATGAGAGATAGTTTAAAAAAACATGCGCTTGATGACAATGATTTGATTTTTGTAACTGAGATAGGTAACGATCATTCAGGGTGGCTCTATACAGAATCTTGGAAATTTATCAATGAAAATATTTATTAACCGTCATTACTACTTTTTTTACCCAAAATCGCTTGAATATCAATTTGCTCCTTGCTACTCCTAATAGCTTGGAGCAATTCTTTTACTTCTTCTGGCGTTGCTTTAATTGTGATTTCCATTCTTTGTCCTTCTTCCCACACATAAATTAATAGACAGCAACATATGAACTATCTGTAGGAGCTGAACCCCACATCCTTTAGTTTATTTGCTGCTGTCTGTCGAAGCTTAATTACAACGATGAGGGAGATTTCCTCCCTTCAAATTGTTTTTGTCGATGTCCTGTTTCCTAATCTTTCGACACTATCATAATAAATCATTTTCTAGGTAGTTGATCGGTACAAAAAAGGTATAAAAAGGAAAGCAATTGGGTAGTAAATGGGTAGTAAAAGTGTAAAAACTGGCTACTTAAAAGCAACCAGTTCTAAGGAAGAAGCAAATTGAATGATGATTTTGTTCGATTCTGCTTTTACAGATTCTTCGCTCGTATTATTTCTTTGAGCAGTTACATAAATTGACATACCGTTGATATAGCGATCATAGAATATCTTTTTCCGCCTCTCTGTTACATCAGGTTTATGCGGATGCTGAATTGCTGAATAGCCACGAACAAATAATTTGTGCAAGTACTCAAATTCTTCTTGCGCTTCCTCTCTCTCAATCATCATTCGTTCTGCTTCAAATGTATTATTTGCTGTAGAAGGTGGAACCAAGGAGTAGGATGCTGTTACTTTAGGCTCACGAGGTTGTCCTACCCTACATCTAGCTGACAGATATGCTGAAAGGAAAACACCAACATTATGTTTTGTGCGATCCATATCAACATCTTTTGCTTCTGGTGTCTCATACTTCTTTACATCGAAAAGTACCATCCATTGATTCCTCCAATTATGATATAATAATTGTGTCAGAATTATTAATTAAGGTCGGAGGAATCCGGCTTTTTTTATACCCATGCTTATGCTAAGCTTTTCAAGTAGCGAGGTTGCACTCGTTACCCATATACATGTTGAGCTATCTGGCGGAAAACAGATGGCTCACTATTTCAATATTCTGCTAAGGACAGCCAGTGGTCGGCTGTCTTTTTTATATTTAATGAGAAGCCTTACTTATTTTTTTATCTTTATTACGAAAAATGATATTATCTATTGATAATAAAGCGTATAGGAGATGGTTGAGTGACTATGTGGAGCATGCTGTTATTTTGGATTCCCGTTTGTATTGGTGTTGTCGCGTTTTGTTACTTTGTCAAACACTCTAGAACAAATAAGCTCCTCATGTTATCTTTTTTACCTATAGCATTTTTTATTGTACAAATTGTTAAACATACCTATATTGAATCGCAAGAAATATTCATTTTTTATGTGGTAGGTTTATTTATCTCTGTGATCTTTTTCATAATGATACTTTCCTATTTTTATAGAAAATAAATTTTTCTCTTAGAAGTACATTCTTTCGCTGTTTATATAGTCTTCATATCCACTAATCGAGCAACTGCAATATTCGCTTTGCTCTTTGCCAGTCCTCTATAAAATTTGTTACTTTCTCAGATTTCATTGTTGATCCGTCTTTATTCCATATAATTAAGCTTTTAGCTTTTTCCATCTTGACACTCCTATTCCAATTGTTAAAAATTTTTGTGCTACTTGCCTCTAGACAAGTAACTTTTTATTCGTTTGGTTTCTTCATCGAAAAACTTTTGCAACCATTTATTAAGTATTCTTAAATGGAATTTCATTACGAGAAAGGAAACAATAAAAGAAGTTATTGTAGAGACTAAAATGACTATTATCAATCCGCTCATTCTTCTACCGCCTCAAACATCAAGTTAAATAAATCTCTTGCAATATCTAACTGCCAGCCATTTTTATGAGTAAGTACTACTTCTTGTTCTATTTCTCTAACAGGTTTCTCACCTTCCCAAATACTACCTGCCGGCACGGTAATTTCTCGCTCTGTTTCAACTCCATCATCGTATTCAGGGTATTCAGGTAAACTGAATGTTTCTAAGCATTTGTATTTCATCCTTTTGCCGCCTCCTCAACTGGCACAGCAAACGCCCAGTATCTTTCATCAATTGCTTTGATTTGCTGTTCTGTATATTGTGTTCCAGGTGTACCGTTCAGAAAAACTTTTAAATTGCCGTCTCGACCATCCACAAACATATCGTAATTTTTTCCACCTGGGAGCTTGATATAATACAACGGCTCTTTCTCGACCTCGTAGCCGTCTAGCCAAGCACGAGCAAACGTTTCTTGATTATCTTCAATCCATCTATCAGCCTTGCTATACTCAACACCATAGAGGTTCCACGGCTTGAATGAAATAGCTAGACTATCCCCTTTCTTTTTAGCATATTCAATCCATTCCGCTACAAACTTCGGCACCACTGGCTTCTGCGGTTCGTCTAGTTGTTTTGCCAATTTCAAAGATACCTTATAAGCGCCGTACCTTCCTTGGCTATAATCATCCATAACGTTCTCATAACGCTTTACATATTTAGCTAGTTCATTAATCAATTCCTGTTTATTCATCTTGTTCCCTCATTTCGCATAAATCTTCGTAAAACTCTTGTGCTTCATCTAGAGTAGCGAATATTCGATATAGCTGATTTGTGTAATATGGCTTTTCAAGTCTAGTAATACAAATGCTCACTTGATAGACTTCGCCATCTTCGACAGATAATAACATTGCTTTAGTCTCGCGACCGAGACTTTTCTTCTGTAGTATTTTCAAATTCATCGCTGTTCCTCCTAAATTCTTCTCTCTTCTCCGCCTTCTAAATAAATGATTCCAGATTTCTTATTAAGACTTACACTTTCAATCGCTTGGTTATTCCCTCTTTTGTATCCTGCTTCTTGAAAACTCTTTTCTTGATACTTTTCAGTGGATACTAAAACTTCCGCTTCTTGATTAAGTTATAAGATTGGTATTAATTCTTTTGCTTTCATTGCTCTACCTCCACTAAATCGCTATCTAATAACTCAGGATTTTCATAGATATTTCCGATGACTTCGTGGTTAGTTGCTTCTGCATATGATTCCCCAGTATTTCTATGACCTAATCTGTAATCACTTTTCTTTAATACAACTACAAAGCCAGCTTCTTGTTGCAGATAAGTTACATAGCCGGTTAATCCATTTGAATTTTTTATAATATCCCTCTCAAAAATCTCTACACCGTTCTTGTCTTTCATTCCTGTGGATTGCATTAATTCAATGTCATCAAAAATAACCTCAACTGTATTACCTAAAGAATAAACGACGTGACTATTTAAAGGAAAATCATCTCCAATCCAAATTGATCTAACTTCGTGCATACATTTATTATTTTTATCCCACACTCTAAACTTCGGTATCATTTGCTGTCCCTCCATTAAACTAAAATTATTGGTGGTGTTAGAATTTCAACATTTTGCGGTTTCCATAGATGCAGACAATTATTTGTAATATTGACATATTCACTTTTTTTAGGATGGAATTGTACTACAACTTCATCCGAATCGAAGCAAATATCTTTAATTCTACACATCACGTCCCAAGAAGGCGTAATCCGTTTGTTGTGACATGATACAGAAACATGATCCCAACCCATGCCGTTGCTCGCTATTACTGCGTAATTCCATTTCCCTTCACTCCACACGAATGAAAGACCATCTTCGCCAATCACAATATTATTCAATCGTGGTTGTTTAGATATCTCGTTAATTGATTTCATTCGCTGTCCTCCATACTCTCAAAAATAGCAATAGCTTTTTCTATGCCTTTTCGTTCTTCGCCAGTAGCGCATGTGTATAGATAGCTTTTTAATCGACGAATGGCTTTACTGATCGATATTCGTTTCATTTGCTGTCCCCTTTCTGTAACTCACCATAAATGGAACATCTACGACGAATTGCTTTTACTCTGCGTTCATTTTCGAGCGTAGGTTGTATTTTATATGCTTTTTTTGCACCCTTTAGTTGATTTCGAGCACCTCTTAATGCATCTGAATATAATTCTTTTGGTGCATTCATTTATAGTCCCTCCTACTTATTTTCTGTAATGGTGAAAGGCACAATGCTCTCAGGCATATAGTTGACTTCATATTTGTATTGGTTCACTTCAGCGCCTGCAAGATCTTCTATCACGTACATATTGAACTGCGTCATATTGATTAAATGCTTTTTATAAACTCCTTCTTCCGTTTCGACTAGTATTTCGAGCTTTTCAGAATTACTAGTGTTTACCGAAATTCTTCCAATAACCTCAAACTCTACCGTGTTAGATAATGTGTTCATAACAGCGACACGACGAATTACATTGAAGTTATCTGCTTCTTGGCTTACGTTACGAGACACTTTCGTAGCTTGACGACATGCCGATAAACTAAAAACCATTCCTATAGTCACAATGAGCATAATTAGTTTTTTCATTTGCTGTCCTCCAGATCACTAGACTTCACAAACACCCCATCAATCATTTGCCCAGTACGTCCTTTGATTTCGTTCCAAGCCTGTTCTAAGCACTCATCAGCAGTCAATCCATGTTGCATTGCTAAAATGATAAGGGTAACAATCGTATCTCCGATACCGTCTTTTACCGCTGCTAAATTGCCACGAGCCATGCCAGCGCCGACCTCTCCAAGTTCCTCAATTACCTTCAACATCTGCTTCTCTGGTTGAGCCTGATCCAATCCTTTATTTTTAGCCCATTTCTCAATATTCATTGTCAGTTCGTTCATTTTTCTTCCTCCATGTATTTAAATTGACGACCCTTAGAATCAATATCCATATGCTTCGCTCTGCTCCATATGATATTTTTTGACAGCCCAGTAATTTCTGCTAACTGTTCAGCTGTGCCTGTAACTAAAATTCTGTCGTCATGCCAAATCGCTATTTTTCGACCTGGTCGTTTTCGTCCAGACTTTTCCTTAGGCCAAATCGTTTTAGCGATTCTCTGAACTTCTGCGACTGTCTCCTCATTTTCTTGCCACTTCTCCGAACACGTCAGCGCAGCAATTCGTTTCATTGCTGCTTTCTTATCCATCCTGACAGTCTCCTTTCAATAATTTGAGTACTTGATCAAGTGCACTCTCACGTCCGCCGTGAAATGTATTTAACCATTTGTCTTCATACGAAGCGCTTTGCCTCATCGCTTCTTTGTGCATTAGCTCCACTTGAGCTTTCAACTCATTAATTTCCATGACAGTACCCTTGTCTTTCGAGTTCACTTAAATGTGCTTTTAATCCTTTGATACATTCCCAAAAAAGCAATTTCATATAAGCTGTTTCCCTTAGTTTTGTACGATCAATGTAAAAAGCATAATAATGACGTAATTTCGCCCAACATCTACGATCATTTTTGATCTGTTCGAGACTAACTGCTGCCAGTTGGTCATGTACGATTCCTAAAATGTCATACTCCTCATCTTTTTTGTACTTAGCGATTTCTTTGATTAATCCTAAGTAGTCAAAATTAATATCCAAATCTTCTCCCCCTTACGCTTCATCCCATCGGGGCTTATTTGATCGTTCTAGCGCTTTTTTCTTTTGATAGGCTTCTTGGTCGATTGCCCATTCAGGAAGTGTCTCTCGTCTTCCTGTGCGCTTGTAGCTACTATTCATCTTCTTAGGCTCACTTTTTTCTTTCCTTGCCCAGCTTCGAATAGTGGCCAAGTAGTTTTTATAAGTTTTACCAGCTGATTCACAATACTCGGATAACCGTTCAATCCTTTCTTGATAATCATTTGGGAATTCTGTTTTAAGCTTCTCCATTTGGTCATCTGACAAGAGAACATTTTTATATTCCCCGTATTTATGACGGATGGGCTTAGCCTTCGATTTTTTCGAAGGCGGTAACTCTCTTATATATTCTTTTGTATTATTAAATGTATTATTAATAGATGTATTATTATCTTGATAGATTTCTTGGTGACCCCCCGCCAAATTTTCTTGGTGACCCCCACCAAGAATTCTTATATACCTAGCCTCGATTTCTTTACTACCCTCTTTGTACTTAACTTCTCGGTAGATATAGCCTTTTTCTTCAAGTGACTTTAGCCAATTCTGAATTGTTGGCTTACTTACTTTGTATTGATTGGCAAAGTATTCATTACTAGCCCAGCAATAACCTTTTTCATTACACAAAGCTGTGATTTCTCCATAAAGAAGTTTTGCACTAGGTATCAATGAATCGTCATATCTAACATTTGCAGGTATGATAGCGTAATAACTTCTGTGTTCTTGCATGGTATACCTACTTTCTAAAATGTTCTGATTGATGTTCTAACCGGGGTAACAAGATAAGAATATTTAGATTCATCAATAGTAAAGACTGCCGGCCTGATTGGACTCGCCATTTTTACTGTCACATTATCGACTGCATATCTTTCTTTAGCATCCATGAAAAATTCACAGCATTCTTTGATGTATTTCGCTGAAAAACAAATAGTAAATTTTTCCCCTATAATATTTGCATTTGCTGATATTTCTATGGGTTCTCCGTAATACATCTTGTCAGATTGATTTCTAAAGATAATTTTGTTTTCAAGTAATTCCCACTGAACAATTTCGTTAGCTTTTGTTCCTAGAGCTTTCATGATTCTAATTAATACTGACAAGCTGATAGTAATTTCTGTTCCAAAATCGCTAGGAATGAATCGACTTACATCTGGATATACACCTTCTACAATTTGCATTGTAGTTAAATCTTGATTAAACTCTTTTTCCAGTGTATGAAATTGTTTAATCAGCAACATCCTGTGCGAATCTGTCACACTTATGCTTCCGTCTGTTCCATAGTGTACACATTTTAATATTGGTCTTGAGTCAAAATTACTAGCTGCTCTTTTTAAATGTTTATTCAGATTTTTTATCCCTTTAATTTGTTTAGTCATTGTTATCCTCCAATATTTAACTTTTCGATTGTTTCCTGATTTAATTTAATCCCTTTGATTTGGTACTTATTTTTAAAATTAGTCACACCGATTTGATGTTTTTCTGTGTGGTGTATTCTGCAAAGTCCTGCGTAAGTGTATTCTGAATGATCAATTTTTTTACGTTTCCGTCTACCCAACGCTTTATCGAAATGATCAATGTCAGCTCCTGTTCTTCCACAGATACAACAGACTCTTTTCGTAATACACTTGTAGAAGTAGTATTCTTGATTCGCTGGTAAAATCTCATAACCTTCTTTGAATGGAATATGATGTTCAAAGATGAAATCTAAGATGATATTTGCTAGGATGTTTACATCGCTCACAGTTGTATTCGATTCGTCTTTGAGGCTTATTTTGCGCCCTGTGACACCTTCAAAACGAAAGTAGAAGAATTCCTTCCAGAAATCTGTTGGCGTGCCTGTATCAATGAAGATATCTCCTATGAGCGCATAGATGAAGTTTCTTTGCTGGGCTGTGAAGCGACGTGGATCAATAAAGCGAATTTCAATGATCCGATCACCTTCATAGCCTTCGTACATCGTTTTAAGACGTTCGATGTTTACTTCTTCGTTGATCGTTGCACCAATGTCGTTACCTTTAAATTTCTTTAGTACCGCAGAATAAGAGTCTAATAATGGTTTAAACACTCATATCACTTCTCTTTTACTTCTTCTTTGTATTGGTCTTCTAACCAGTTAACACCTCGTTTCAGAACACCTAGATCACGTTTAGTCCATTTGCTATCATCCGCTGTAATAGAAGCCGCATCAGTCAACGCAACAATTGCTTCATCAATTGTTTTTTCATACTTATTAGCAATAAGCTGTAAAGCATCCAAAAATAGTTTTTTACTTCGCTGACTCGCAACTTCTAGCATTGAAACATCCTCTGGCATATCTTCACCGGCAAAGATATATAAACCAAGACCGAACATTGCGAGGTTTTTTACTAGACAACGCATAATCGTCTTATTGATATCGAACATAGTTGCCGCTTCAACTCTCTTTTTGACTTTTCCAACAATTTCTTTTTTCTTCGTTTCGTTATTCCATTGATAGTCATTAACTTCATAGGTGTACGGCTCATCTTTCATTGCCTTGTTTGCTCCGTCCATCACTGGTAGCCACATATCACGCTTTACTCCATTGACTGTGATACTGGTAAAAACCATGTACCCTGTTTTTTCATCAAAGAGATAAGGACGATTTGTTTCTGAATCACGATAGATTTCGTAGTCCACCTCTTCACAGATCTTACTGACTTCTGCCCACGCCCATGCCCAAGATAGATAAGTCAGTTTATTTCTTTTTTCGACCACATCATTGACGGTTATCTTGTATAGGCTATTGAATAATTTGTTATCGGTGCGGTGCGTTCCTTCACTCATCGAATTCTTCCTCCATTTCAGCAATGTATTTTTTCCCTTGCCCGTAGTATGAGATATCGATCAAATTTCCCCTCTCGTACTCTTCAAGTGCATCAATCAAGCCATCTTCGATGACGTAAATATATTCAGGTTTATTTGAATGTTTTGATAGATGAATAAGATAGATATGATCCCAAAGACTCACAAAATTTCCCAGATCATCTTGATCACATGCTAGTTCTTCATCCGTCAAAAGATTTCGTCTAATTTTTCGGTTATTTGTTCCTTTAATATTCATTTTTCCCCAATCAGGGTCAGTCAAATATTGATCTAGAGTGGAAAGTTCTTTTTCCATGTGTTAACATCTCCTTAGATGCGTTTTCTTTAGTGACTCTATGCTTGCAGGCGGAGTCACTTTTTTGTATTTTTTCTCCGCACTTTGGACAATACGGTCCATCCCATGGATGACACTGTTGTAGTAAATTATTGTTAAAACGTAATGTATAGCGACAATCCGGACAATAAAAAACATGTCTGTAAAATAGATACTCTTTTATTTTTTGTCTTAGTTTCATTTGATCTCCTGCCATTCCTTGTGTTTATTGATTACCTGTTGACTTAAGATAGTTGACTTATTGTCATACCACCATCGATCAGCAATCATCTTTCCTTTTTTCAAAGCTTCTTTTCGATTCATACGTTCTCCTTCCTTTCGAATCTATTAGGTTTATCAAAACCATTAAACTTGCGAAAATACTTCCTCCCACTACGCTGTAGTGCGCTACTAGTACGAGTAAACCTAAAATGACTCCGATAAAAAGCGTGTCTGTCTTTTTCATAGTCTTATCTCCCTATTTTTAATTTCTAACTTGCGTAAATCTTCAAGCTCATTCGCAATCAGCTCTGCTTGTCTATCTGAAAGCTCATCGGCTTTTCTGAGTGCTGCACGATCATCCTGTAATTCTTTTCTACGTAGCCTTATAAGATTGAGAATTTGGTGTTCTTGTTGTACTGTGTATGCCATTAAATTACCTCCTATATATCCGTATTCAGTGTCGAAAATTCGCAATTCTATCTACGACATCAGAGCTACAAAATGTATGACTTTCAATTGCACAATTTGATAAGATTTTCATAAACGATGGTTTTATGAGTGAACTTGAATCCCGTAACTACTAGAATCTCGCTCGCCTAACATAATCTTCGTACAGAGCGATGTATTCTTTTTTTGAAATTGGCGGCCTTTCAAAAGTCATTCCTGAAAAAATAGATGACTGTTCATCAGAATCTGTTACTTTTTCAACATTCAATTCATGATGCTCCTTACTGCCTCTAATAGTAGGGAGCGTTTTTACTATTTCTTCTGCAAACTCTAGATTTTCAACTAATCCCTTTACATCTTTCAATTGCTCTATGGTTAATTGGATTTTTTCACTAGACAAACAAGCGGCTGTATCATTTTCGTTTATGACAGTTGATCCTATATCTCTCGCAGCATTTAGAAATATTTGAGCGCCTTCCATCATCGTTTCCCATTCTTGCCATTTTTGCTCTAACTTTTTATTGATTTTCATTTAACTTCCTCCTACATTTCCAATTCTGTTTGAATCTGATTAATGCGTTCTTTCGTCAAAGATGATGGCTCCCAGTTGTTAATGAAATTCAAAGCTTTTCGGAAATCTTTATCTTTAATTCGCCCACGATTCGGAACCTTGAAAAGCTGTTTGATGCTCGATCCTAAATCTTGATACAACATACCTTTAGCATTTTGCCCCAGATATTGTTCCTTGCAGATTTGATAAACCTTCTTCCGAATGGCTCGATCGATTGTTCCTTTATCTTCCGTGGTGATTAGTTTGTTTTCTTCGATGTCTACTAAACGTTCCTCAATTTCATCTACCCGTTGATTTGTTTCTTCGTTCCCTGCTAAAGCTAGTTGAATCAATTCACGAGGGGTTGTTGGGATTTTGATTTGTTGCTTTGGATTGAAATAATTTTCTTCCAATTCATCGAACATATCCCACGCTCGATCCGTGCCTAACATTTTCGAATGACGACTAGCTCCTTGTTTTGTGTAGAGAATAAGTTGATTTACCCGACTTCCGACGATACCGATATTTTCGGTGTCGTTCTTAAACGCTTTTAAATCATCTCCTTCTAACCTGAAATAATGTTTACCTTCAATAAATTTATTTCGATTGTTTTGGAAATTATCACGAATGTTTTTCGGTGTCGCTTCATAGAATTCCGCTAGTTGCTCCGTAGTTAATAAGCGTTGGTTGTAAAATTCAATAATTTGCATTTGATTCATACTGTTGCCTCCTTCTAAATTTTCATTTTGTTTATATGCGATCTAATATCATCTCGATCAAATCTATCTTCCTTCTTACTCCAAGGTATGACCGGTAAACCATCCGCAATCCACTCTTTTAGCATGTCGTCACCCATCCCTAAAATATTTTTCACTTCACTCTTGTTAGGATAAGGTGGTAATTCCATTGTTTTTGTTAGAAGCTTCATTCTCTTTTCAAATTCCAATACTGCTATCTGAACAAATTGAGGGATAATTTGTTTTTCAATAACTTCATCCGGTACAGTTAACTGCATACCTAAACCTCCTCAATAAATTTTTTGATTTTTTCGATTTGACGCTTTGGCTTGTCTTTCCCATTTATAATACGAGATAGATAACCTTCATTTATCCCGAGCTCATTGGCTAGCCACGACCGAGACTTACTCTTCAATGCTAGAAAGACATCAACTTCTTTCTTTAAAGTCATTTATCACACCTCATTTCTTTTTAGATTAAAACTAATAATTTTCACTACTAAAAGTATTCACTGAAATGTCACAAATCAAAACTCTTAGTATAGCTGCTCAAGCTACAAAACTTATGTCAGAGGATGTGATGCCATCGGCCCATAACATAAATAAAGTTATTTCTGTTGTATAGTCACTTAACAAAAATGCTTAATTAGCTGTTGCTCTAGCTGGTAATGAAAATGATTAGTCTGCCACCTGTTTCTGTAGACGGCTTTTTATATGTTAGCAAGAATATTTACAAATCTTATTGACATTTTTACGAAGTTTAGTAAAATAAGGGTATACAAAATAAACCTATCTAACACATTAATACTTGCTGGGGAGCGATTTTAATGAGTTCTATTTAGCAATTTATTTTGTAAATATTCTTGCTTACAAGATAACTATAACTAACTTTAATAAAATAGTCAACAAATTTTTATTAAAGTTAGTAATTAATTTCGGTAAGCTATTAAGGTGATGTTTATGAGTTTATTTGATCGAATAAAAGACCTAGCTGCCAAAAAAGGAAAAAATGTTCAAGATGTCGCAAGAGATTTAGGATTCGGCGAAAACGTAATTTATTATTGGAAGAAAAAAACACCATCTACAGAAAAACTTCAGAAAGTTGCAGACTACTTCGGTGTCTCTGTAGACTATCTCCTTGGTAGAGAAGACTCTAAAAGAGTTGAGCTAAAGCCGGAAGAAGACGAATTGATTGTTATGTTCCGTAAAAATACGTCGGATATGGACGACGATGAAAAAAAAGAGTTCAACGAATCACTAGACAAGCTAATGTCATTTGCTAGAGAATTATTTGAAAAAGATAAAAAAAAGAATTAAGGACTGTTGCCTATGTATAATCGTGAAACTTTTGAGTACAGAAAATTAGATGCTTCCAACTACCTTTCATATTCAGAAAATGCTCTTTCCCTTCTGACTATCATTTCAGAATGGGCAGAAATGCCCATATCTGAAATTACTTACTTTAACGTCATTGATTTTTTTGTAATGCATTTCGAAATTGAAATCGTTTTTTTTGATAGTTCATCTGGAACTTATAAGTCTATCTATGACTGCTTCAATCCAGAAGTATTGGAGGTTGACGCAACATTCTATAAACATGTCTCTGGTTTTACGGTTACAAACGGATTGAGTTTTAAGATATTCCTGCACAAATATAGAAACAAACATCGAGTAATCTTCACTCTACTACACGAACTTGCTCATATTTATTTTCATTGCTCAGATAATTCATATATGCAAATTTTTGCTTCAATGGATGTTAGGAGTCACTATCCAGATGAAATATTACCTTTCGAAGATGAAGCAAATGTAATCGCTTCTATACTTTACCTGAACAATGAAAAGCTAGTTGAGTACCTGGACGATGGGAGTTCTTTCGATTTAATTCTAGCAAAACATTGTATAAGTCGTAGAGCTTTGCACAACAGAATTAAAAACTATCTTATTTATGACCTAGGCTTAAACCACGATGTTGCAATTTCTAAATACCTAGTGCCTTATAGGTCAGAAGTATATGGTAAATACGCTATTACTCAGCTTCAATCAGTTATGAGCATGTCCAAAAGCTTTCATTTTTAAGCATAAAAAAATACCCCATAGAAGCTGTACACTTCTATCAGGGTACCCTCTTACTCTAACAACTATAATTTTACCAGAAAGAGGGAATGGAATGAAGAAAATTATGTTTTTAGGATTATTAATAACGGTATTTTTGTTATCTGGATGTGGAAACAATAAATCCATTGATTTGAGTGATATTAGAAGCACTACTTTCGACGATACCATATTCACTCCAGTTGAAGCAGAAATTGAAAACAACGAATTACTAAAGCTTGAATTTACATGGAAGTATGGGAAAAACGAAAATAGTCGTGAAAAGTATATATTTAACGGCACTTATGTAAGAATTGATGTTTCACAAAATGGACGAAACCTTAAACAGGTAAATACTCCTGCTGAAGCTCGAATGAATAATCCAATCTATGAGGCTCAAGAAGCAACTATTCGTCCAAGGTATGAGTTATTAAATACGAAAGATGCGGTTGAAGTGCTAATATCTGACAAAACAACAGGGAAATCATATAGACACTTTGTTATCGACTTAGATAATGGTACCGCAGAACAAACCGAAATTGATGATATTTCTGTATCTTCTAGGGAGGCTAAAAGAAAAAACGAAAGCTCGGATGACAACGCCGATGCACTAAACATGTTTATCTCTATGTCAGATTTTTATGCGAGTTTGAAAGAATATTTAAATTCAAATGAATTGAATAACGTCATTGAAATTAGCTCAGACAACCTAGTTTGGGCTGCCGAACAGACTCTAACCAAACTGGAAACACAAGCTCCTGATTCTGCTGAATATCTTAAAATGTTATCAAATAGATGCATTGACTATGCAACTGCTGCCCGAAAATCAGATGAAGAGAAACTTGATGAGTTATCAACCCAAATTGACAGAATTATTGGAACTCTTTCTAAAAATTACTTTGATGACTATATGCCAGATTCTATAAAATCTTTACAAGGAAACTAATAGGGGAAATAGTCTCAGATTATAAATTGATTAGGTATAAGAATATTTGGAGGAGTTTTTACAATGAATGGATATAGAAAATACAAAAAAATGTTTTGGATACTCTCACTAGGTATTATCGGATTTTATCTTTTTCTAGGGTGGAAATTGGGTAGCTATAAAGATGATGGGATACTATTCATTTTAGCAATCGCTCTTATCACCCTATTTCTGGCTACACGTAGTAATAATTTCTATGATAAGTGGGAAAAATGGAATACTGAAGGACCAGAAAAATATGATAAGTTGAGCGCTCAAACACCAGTAAAAAAAGAGAATAAAAATATCATCAAATGCCCAACCTGTCAATCCAGAGATGTGCAATTCATGCAAAATAATAAAAAAGGATTTTCAATTGGGAAAGCTGTCGGTGGTGCTGCATTGACAGGCGGAATAGGTACATTGGCAGGATTTGCTGGAAAAAAAGGGAAAAATCAGTGGTTTTGTACGAATTGTCACACTACATTTGAAACAAAAAATTAAAGACTAGCCTTTGGGCTTTTCTTTTCCATATTTACAAGAACATATATTCTTGAAAGGAATTTTATTATGGCTATGATTAAACAATATAAAAAGAAAAACGGGGAGAAAGCTTGGTATTTTAAAACATATTTAGGGATTGATCCGATGACAAAGAAGAAAAAATATACTACCAAAAGAGGATTTAAAACACAAAAGGAGGCTAAAATAGCCTTATCAAGACTAGAATTAGAAATTGAGAAAAACGGACTTCCAACTAAAAAAATTGAAATTCCAACTTTCAGAGAAGTCTATAATCTTTGGTACGAACAATATAAAAACACGGTCAAAGAAAGCACGCTATTTGTCCAAAAAAATGCGATTGAAAAACATATTCTGCCAAAGTTTGGGTCGCTCTCGTTAGACAAAATAACCGTTGTTTATTGTCAAGAACAAGTGAATAATTGGTTCACTTACTATAAAAAGTATTCTAATCTTATTGGCTTAACGACTAGGATAATTGATTATGGGCTTAAAATCGGTCTTCTCTCAACTAATCCAATGAATCATGTGATAAGACCACGAAAATCCGAACGAATTGATCAAGAAAAATATGTCTCCCCTTTTTATTCTAAAGAGCAATTGAAGAGTTTTTTAGAGATCTTAAACCGTCACGAAGACATACAACTGTTTACTATGTTCAGAGTGATGTCATTCACAGGACTACGAAAAGGAGAGCTACAGGCCCTGCGTTGGAAAGATTGCGATTTATCAAAAGGCACTATATCAGTCAATCAGACATTGGCAAAAAGTGAATACGGTAAAGAAATATTCCAGACTCCCAAAACAAAGCATAGCCGTCGTACTATTTCAATTGATGATGAAACTCTTAAGTACCTTGTATCTTGGAAAAAAGAGCAACGGAGAAGATATCTAAAGCTAGGTATTAATACTCTCAAACCTGAACAGCTTCTGTTTACTGACATTGACAATAAACATCTTTACCTCGATTATCTGAATAATTTTATGAAAGCTTTTTTAAAGGAACACAATTTAGAGAAGATTACTATTCACGGTTTTAGGCATACACACTGTAGCTTATTATTTGAAGCAGGTGTCAGCATTAAAGAAGTACAAGAGCGAATGGGGCACACCGATATAAAAACCACTATGGATATCTATACTCACGTAACCGAAAAAGCCAAGGAACAGACCGCTGAAAAATATGCCGCGTATATGAATTTTTGA